TGCAAAATGTCCCGTATGCGGGAAACTAAACAAGGATATGTACCTCGAAGAAACCGAGGGACGATTCGTCTGCGACAAATGCGGAAGTGAAATAGAGATTCCGCGTTTCAAAAAGCCGAAACGGATACCGATATACGATAGCCGAACGCTTGCCGCAGTCATAAATAATCATTGATCTTGGCAAATCCGCCCCGTTTTGCCGAGTGAGATAATAACAGAAGATACAACGGCTTTTCTACTTCTGTGTAGGAAGTCCCAACCGCACAAAAGCAGTAGAAAAAATACGAAACCGAGGTATCACAGGGAGAAAGGAGGCAATCTAATAACTATGCACTTTAAAGATGGCGATGTCCCTATACAATGGGTGTGCTTGAACTGCCGAAACATTATAGTCGGCTTTCAAGGCGAAGATGGTCTTACGCGAATAAAGTGTCCGCATTGCGGCACGGTAACTGTATCAAAGCCAATCAGTAGGCGTCACGTCCAAGTAGACGTGTTCGCACCACAAGGGCAAGAACTGTTACGCTCTAACTAAATAAACTTGCGAGAGGAACTTGGTCGGTCTGAAATAGGGACAATGTAAAACCAAGACATCCAACTTGCATTAAAGCGGTAGGTTAAACCAGTATTGAGAGGCCACCGATTAACGAAATCCGAATAGGAGAGTAGTTAGTCGGTGGCTTTTTTTATTCCCAAAAACTATCGAAAAAAATGAAAAAAACTTTTTTGAAGGTGCAAAAACCTTGCACCTTTGCCAGATAAAATACAGCCATCAAGAGCAAGGGAGGTGAGACAACGTGAGTTCTATGGAAAGAAGAATGGAAATTCTCGAAGTGTTGTGCCGGCGCAGATCTGACACGGTAGAGAATCTCGCAAACGAATTCGGCGTCAGCAAACGAACAATTAAATACGACATAGAGTATCTTTCGTTGTCTTACCCGGTATACACGGTTCAAGGGAATGGCGGTGGCATTTACATAACCGACGGATACCATCTCGGAATGAAATACTTTTCCGAAAAGCAAACCGCGCTCCTTGAAAAATTAACAGAAGGGCTCACGGGAGAAGAACTTGAAACGATGAAAGGCATTCTCCAAACATTCAGCGAGCCAAAGAGAGGTAGGTCATGAAAGTACATATACAACCATTCGTCCGAATGGTGAAGAGAGAATGCGGAAGTCTGTCGCTGTTCTGTATCGAGTTTGAAATCAGTAGGGCGGAACTTGCGGCAATACTGCTCGGCGGTCTTCCGTTCAGTTACGAACAGAGCGAACGAATGATGAACGCATTCGGCGCAGAGAAGATGGTCAAGGTTATCGACTGGGAGGGAATGAATGTACGCTGTCCGATCTAACGAAACCATACGCATCTACGATTCATTCGCATATCGAGGTAGCATCAAGGATATGCAGGACAGGTTCTACGATGCGGACGATAAGTGTTGGGTAGTTCCGCTCACGAAAGAAAATGTAGCAACGCTCGGACTGCTCGGAGCAACGCTTGACGAAGGATTACAGGCTTTGACGGCAGATAGCACGGACACCAAAGGAAATGCCGAACCGACCATAAAACCGCCGATTAAGGGCAGTCTTTACAGCCACCAAGTAAAGGCATATAACTTCGCGCTAAAACAGTTCGATACTGGCAAAGCGGTAGCGTTCCTAATGGATATGGGGACGGGCAAGACAATCACGACTATTGCGCTAATAGGGGCGTTAAACAGTCAAAAGCGTGTCGGTAAAGTGCTTGTTGTGTCACCAAAGTCCATAGTCGGTGTGTGGGAAGAAGAGTTCCAAAAGTTTGCGTATTATCGGTATGCGCTGACGATTTTGGACGGCTCAATAGCCAAGAAAAAAGCAGCGTTCGGATATATGAACGGCTCGGCATTGCAGGTCATAGTCGTGAACTACGAATCGGCTTGGAGACTTGAAACGGAGATAGGAAAGTGGAATCCCGACATGATCGTGTGCGATGAATCGTCCAAGATTAAGAACCCGGCAACGGCGCAGTCCAAGGCACTACATAAACTCGGCAAGAAGACAAAATTCAACGTCATACTCACGGGAACTCCCGTCACGAACAATCCACTGGACTTCTTCTCGCAGTATAAGTTCTTGGACGAAGAGATACTCGGACCATCCTACTACTTGTTTCGCAATCGCTATGCCGTGATGGGCGGTTACCAGAACCACCAAATCGTAGGGTACAATCATCTCCCAGAACTTGTGGAAAAGGTGCATAAGATAGCGTTCCGAATCAAGATACAGGATGCGGTCGACTTACCGCCATTCATAGACGAAGTGCGGACGATAAAACTCGAACCGAAAGCCGAGGCGGTGTATCGGATGATAGAAGAGGACTGCTACGCTCAACTCTCCGCCGATATGGAAGTGACGGCAAGGAACATTCTGACGCAGCTTTTAAGACTGTCACAATGCACGGGCGGGTTTATCCGTGACGATGCAACCGCCAAGCCGCAGACAGTAAGTACGGCAAAGATAGAGGCTCTCGAAGATATCATCGATAGTTGCGTGGAAGAAGACAAAAAGGTAGTCGTGTTCGCACGGTTCGTCCCGGAAATCGAAGCCATAAAAGCAATGCTTGAAAAGAAAAAGTTGGGCTATAGGTTGATTTACGGCGCAACGAAGGATAGAGCGGAGCAAGTGAAAGACTTCCAAGAGAACCCGGATGTAAAAGTGTTCGTGGGACAACTGCAAACCACAGGAATGGGACTGACGCTGACGGCGGCAAGCGTGGCGGTGTTCTATTCGTTGGACTTCTCCTATGCGAACTATGTGCAGAGCCGAGCAAGAATTCACCGAATCGGACAGAAAGAGAAGTGTCTATACATTCATCTCGTGGCGAAGAACACGGTAGACGAAAAGATAATGAACGCATTAAAGCACAAAGGCGATATTGCAAAACTGATGGTAGATAACTGGAGGACGTTACTGCATGGGAAAGTTTAAGGATTTGACGGGAAGACAGTTCGGAAGGCTTACAGCAATAGAACCATTGCCACCGCACGGGAAGAACACGGCTTTGATGTGGGCGTGCAAGTGCGAGTGTGGCGGAACGGCGATAGTACGGGGAACGGACCTTGTCAACGGACACACGATGTCGTGCGGATGTTACCGCAAGATGCAAAAAGCGATGCCGAACGGAGAATTGCGACTGCATCGAATATGGGCGAATATGAAACAGCGATGCGCTAATCCGAAGAGCAAAGACTTCAAGTATTACGGCGCAAAGGGCGTGTGCGTGTGTGCCGAGTGGGAAGACTTTGAGACGTTCTTCTACTGGGCAATGTCGCACGGATACAAAGATGGTCTGACGATAGAGCGTATCGACAACGGCGGAGATTATTGCCCGAAAAACTGCAAATGGATACCTAAACACAGGCAGAACAGCAATACGAGCCGAACGAAACGATATGTGATGTACGGGAAAGTGTTCACGCTTGCGGAAATTTGCAGGATATACGGGGTATCTCGTAGCACGGTCGCGTCTCGATTGAAGAAAGGGATTCCGCTTGAAAAAGCAATCAAACAAAACAGGAGGTATCAGATGAATACGAAACTACTGGAACTGTCCGACAGACTCAAGGAACTGCGGATGCAAAAGAGCGACCTTGAACGTGAGGTCAAAGGCATCAACGAAGAGATTGACGGTGTAACAACCGAAATGATCGACTTGATGACCACGGAAGAGTTGACTTCGTTCAATCGTAACGGAACGACGTTCTCGCTCGTCACGCAAGAGTACCCGGCACCAGAACCCGAAAGGAAAGGCGAACTATGGGAAGTCATGAAGAAAAACGGCTTCGAAGATTTGTTCACTATCAACAGCCAAACCCTTTCGGCGACGGTCAAGGAACTCATTGCGGCGAACGAGGGCATACTCCCGGAATGGTTGGATGGGCTCATAAAAATCGCGGAGAAGAACAGTATCCGCGTTGTCAAATCGAAAAAATATTAATTTAAGGAGACGAAACAACAATGGCAAACGAAATCGTAAAGAAAGAAGACACGGCACTTACTTACGGAGCGAGCGCAGACCTTGGCGAGATCTTCGCAGAAGAGCTTGACGGACTGACTCCCGCATTCGAGAGAATCAAAATCCCGGCAGGCGGAGGTCTTGCCTACGAAGTACCGGGTGACGATCCCGAAAGTCCCGACTCGGCGAAAGAGTTCAAAGCGGTGATTCTCTATCACCATCCCATCTCGTGCTACTACAAGGAAGAGTACACGGGCGGGAACAATCCGCCTGACTGTGGATCAATGGACGGACGCGTTGGTATCGAAGCGGAAAGCGGGGGAATCAGGCAGTGCGCCGACTGTGAGTTCAATAAATTCGGCAGTGGCAAGAACGGGGCAAAAGCGTGTAAGCAGAAGAGAAGAATCTACCTTCTTCGTGAAGGCGAGGCTCTGCCGATTATTCTCTCGCTCCCGACGGGCAGTCTTGCCGAATTCAGTAAGTACGTAATGCGACTTCTTTCCAAAGGAAAGAAAACCGTGAGTGTGGTCACCAAGTTCACGCTGAAAAAGGCACAGAACAGCGGCGGTATCAACTACTCGCAGGCGGTGTTTGCAGTCGACCGAAACTTGACCGAGGAAGAACTCAAAAATGTACTTCCTTTGGCAGAACAGGTCAAGGCAATGGCAACCAAAGTCACGGCGCTAGACGAAGAATAAAAACAAACGGGCAACGGGTGGCGGTAAGAGTCCGCCGCCCGGAAACCCAAAACGGAGGAACGATGACGGACATTTTCGAGAAGGTCAAAGACCAAGTTAAAATAGCTGATGCGGTCGAAGCATTCGGCATCAAATTGAATAGCAGAGATAAAGGTCTGTGTCCGTTTCATAGGGAAAAAACTCCGTCGTTTTCGATTGACCGCAAGAACAATATCTTCACTTGCTTTGGCTGCGGAGAAACGGGTGATGTCATAACCTTCGCGTCAAAGATGAAAGAAGTAGAGCCGTTAGAGGCGGCGAAACTTCTTGCCGAGATGTTCCATATCGATGTGGACGATTGCACCAAGCGAACGAGCATCAAGGACTACCTGAAAGCGTGCATCAAAGACGCGGACAAGACCGACTATTTTCAAAAGCGCGGTCTGACCAAAGAAACGGTGAAGAAATATTGCCTTGGCTATGACGTGAAGAGAAACGCAATCGTGTTGCCGTACTCATCGGAACTACGATACTACCAAACTCGGAGCATATCCGACAAAAAGTTCTATAAACCGACAAACGAAGAGGCGGGTGCGGAGCCGCTGTTTAATCGCAAAGCGTTGTGGGGAACGAGCAAAGAGCCTGTCTTTATCGTGGAGAGTCCGTTCTGCGCCTTGTCTATTATGCAATGCGGCGGCGTCTCGGTGTCGCTCTGCGGTGTCGGCGGGGCAAACAAGCTCGTCAAGGAAGCAAAGGCGAAAAAGCCAAACGCTCCGCTTGTGTTGTGCTTGGATAATGACGAACCGGGGCAAAAGGCAACCGAAACGCTTGAAAAGGAACTCCAAACGGCCAAGATACCATACATAGTATTCAACGTGGCGGGGAGCAAGAAAGACCCTAACGAACTCTTGATGTCGAACCCCGAAGAACTCAAAACAGCGGTGTCAGCGGCAAAGAGAGAAGTTCGGAAAGTCTATAAACGCGGTGTGGCGAGCATAGCGGCAAGTGACCTGCAAACGGCAAAAATTGATCCGCCAGAATGGTTAATCCCTGATGTGTTGCCGCAAGGCTTGGCGATATTGTGTGCTTCGTCCAAGGTCGGAAAGTCTTGGATGGCGATGCAGATGTGCTTGGCGATAAGCCGTGGAAAAGAGTTCTTGGACTATGCAAGCAATCAGGCAGGGTGTCTGTATCTCGCTCTCGAAGACGGTATTTTCCGTCTGAAAGACCGACTCAACAAAGTGCTTGACGGCGGGGAAGCACCGAGCAATTTCTACTTGTCCATCAAGGCGAATGGTTTGGACGGCGGTCTTATCAAGCAGTTGGACGAAGAGTTCGAAGAACACCCGGACATAAAACTGATTATCATCGACACCTTGCAAAAGGTCAGGGGTTCGGCAAAGAAAGACGAAATCGCCTACGCAACGGATTATCGAGAACTCGGAGCGTTGAAAGAGTATGCCGACAACAAGCGGATCTGCGTTTTTCTCATTCACCATTTGCGAAAGATGGCGGACGAAAATGACGTATTCAATATGATTTCGGGTTCGAACGGCATCATGGGTGTATGCGACACGATATTCATCATCTACAAGAAAAAGCGGCAAGACGAAAATGCCGTGCTGTTTATGACGGGACGAGATATTCGGCAGCAAGACGTCGTGGTGCATTTCGATGAAACGAAGTATCGATGGGAAATGGTCGGAACTGCGGAGGAAGAAGAGAGGAAACGCAAAAAGCGCGAGTACGAGAACAATCCTATCGTGAAAACGGTCAAAGACCTCTTAAAACAGTATCCGATGGGTTGGAAAGGCACTGCAACCGACTTAATCAAGGCTGTGTACGATGTGACGGGAAGTCCGTGCATTTACTCAACGGCGGCACTCGGCAAAGAGATAACGAGCATTGAAACGCAGCTCTACTATGACGGCATCGAACACTCGATGAAACGGAGCGGTTCGAGCAGAGTACATTATTTCGGTAAAAGGCAGGCTTATAAACCGACATATCAACGGGCGATATTCGATGAATCGGAAGACTAATACGGCTAAACTGGTCGATTTCGACCTGATAAGAATGACGGGTAATGACGGCAAAGTGACGGCAAGTGACAGGAAAACAGTTCTCACACAACACTATCCGTCACTACTGTCACTCCGTCACAACCGTCACATCCGTCACAAAAACGAGATTTCTAATAGAGGGGTTACTGTCACACTGGTAAAGTGTCATTTAGTGACAGGTGTGACGGTTGTGACAGGTAGTTTTATATAGGAGCGAAAAAAGTGAAGGAATGCGACCTGATAAAAGCGATAAGCAATTATTTGAAGACAGTTCCAAACTTGTTCTTTTGGAAGGAACACGGCGGGATGTACGGAACGGCGGGAATTCCAGATTTGATAGTCTGTTATAAGGGCAGATTTATAGGTCTCGAATGCAAGGTAGGTAAAAACACGGCAACGGCACTGCAACAGCAAACGATTCGGCAAATATTGAAAGCGGGCGGATATGCGGTAGTCGTAAAAAGCGTAGGCGAGGTAAAAGCGATAATTCAAGCGTTTGAAAAGGAGTAGTATGGCAGACATCAACAAAGTGGTGATAACGGAAGAGGCGGAATTCGATTACGAGGTAATACTCGGACTGCCGATGCCGAAAGCCGACATAAAAGAGGCTTGCGAAAATTACATAGAAACCCGATATGACGGCGGTCGCAAACTTTGGGGATATTACTACAAGTGGAAGTACTATGACGAAACCGCCGATAAAATGCTGTTGCTGTTCTTTTATAAGGGGCAAAAGTTCGGAACGATGCAAATGTGGGATTTGTGCGGAGTCTGTTCCGAAGACGATTGGAACGAAAACTTGGAAGACTGCGGACAGATACGAAGTTGGCTAAAAAGCAAGATCGACCCCAAAGAAAACGGCGATTGGGTTTGGGACGAGCGTGTAAGAGAAGAAAAAAGACGAAAGGAAATGGTGGACTACTGCAATGACAACGACTGAAATCAAGGAATACTTGGAGAACTATACGGCCAAGAAAGCCATAGCGGAATACAAGAAAAAGCAAGGATTGACCGAGGATAGGACACTCGTATGTATCACGGCGATTGAAGACTGCGTTGCAGGACTTCCGAACGGACTGGACGAGATTATTCGCAAGTATTATCTGCAAAAGATGTCCTTGCGAGAGATGAGCAAGCGGTTCTTCTTGGGACGCGACGCAATCGCCAGAAGAAGGGATAAAGCGATAGCCATTATAAGCGACTGTTTAGCCGAGTTATAAATAGCGACACGACCGAGCCAAAAACCGCCAAAACGCGACAAACGGCAGATATAATAAGAGTGTAGGCAGGAGATAAATATGCCAAGAAAACCAAAACGACCATGTAGTTATCCCGGCTGTCCCAAGCTCGTGGACGGGCAATACTGTGAAGAACACAAGAGGCTCGTAGACAAGCAATACAACGAGTACGGACGAGATAACTTCACGAAGAACTTTTATAAGACACCCGAATGGTTGCACGCGAGAAAGCAGCACCTCAATCAGCACCCGTTTTGTGCGGAGTGTTTGAAAGCGGGTAAAAGAACGAGAGCGACAATGGTAGACCATATCGTTCCCATCAAGCAAGGCGGAGAGCGGTTCGCTCCGAGCAACCTGCAAAGCCTGTGTTGGTCGTGTCACTCACGCAAGAGCGCACAGGAAGGCTCAAGGTGGAAACCGAAGCCGAGAGAGTACGACTGACCGCCGGGGAGGGGGAGATCGAAAATCTGGCGATTTCCACCCCAAGAGCGGGGCCGCAGTCCAACGCGAAAAAACGCGAAATCAAAAATCAAACGGAAAAATCAAAGAAATCAAAACCAATACGAAGTATTGAAGGACGGGCAACCGTCCTTTTTGATTTCGCGGGAAATCAAAACAATCAAAAAAACAGAGCAAAAATCAAAAATTCAAAGGGGAGGCAGTATGGCAAGCGGTGGAGCAAGACCGGGCGCGGGAAGACCGAAGAAAGCGGTCACGCAAAAGATACTGGAAGGCAATCCCGGCAAGCGTCCGATAGAAGTCGTGAACTTCACAACAGACAACGGATTGGAACTTCCGAGCGATCCGCCTTCTTATTTATCAGCCAAAGCAAAAGAGATATACAAGACCGTGTACGCTTGGCTGAAAAGCATCGGGTGTACGCAGGGGATACTGCCGTACAACTTGGAAGAGTACGCATTTTGCAAAGCGAGATGGCTTGAATGCGAAGATATGAACACCAAGCACGGACTGCTCGTAAAAGACCAGAACGGCAAACCGATGCCGTCCCCGTTCGTAGGCATGGCACAGCAGTATCTCAAACAAACCAACGAAGTGTGGAGCAAAATCTACATCGTGGTAAGAGAAAGTAAACTGTCGAAGTGGGACGAAACAAACCCCAACGATGACATTATGGAAAAACTATTAGGGGGTAAAGCATGACGGAATACACAACCGAAAATCCGTTGCGACTGATTGAACTGTTCGCAGGTATCGGTTCGCAAACACAAGCATTAACGAATATCGGCATTGCACATAAAGTCGTGGCGATAAGCGAGATAGATAAATACGCAATTCAAAGTTATGAGGCAATGCACGGAACGGCCAACAATCTCGGAGATATCCGCAAGATAGAAGAACTCCCGGACGCTGACCTTTGGACATATTCGTTTCCGTGCCAAGACATATCGGTCGCAGGCAAGGGTGCGGGCATTAAGGAAGGCACTCGCAGTGGATTGCTGTTTGAAGTCGAGCGTTTGCTTCGTGTTGCATCGGAAAAGGGAACGCTTCCGAAATACCTATTGCTTGAGAACGTCAAGAACCTTGTCAGCAAGAAGTTCAAGGCGGACTTCGATAAATGGCTCGATTTTCTCGCCGAACTCGGCTACACAAACTATTGGAAAGTGTTGAATGCCAAGGACTACGGCATTCCGCAGAACCGAGAACGTGTATTCTGCGTATCTATCAGGGGTGAACACGAGCCCTTTGTGTTTCCGAAACCCAAAGAATTGACTATTCGTTTGCGAGATATGATTGATGAAACAGTCGATGAAAGGTTCTATCTCAAGGAAAGCACAATACGGAGCATACTTCGTTCGACATTTAACAGCCGAAGAGACAGTATTCGCCCCGGTGACGGGCTCGCAAATACACTTCTTGCAAGAGATTGGCGCGGACCGCAATGCGTTCAGGTCGGAGAAGTGGTAGGCGGTAAGTGGGACAAGATGCACGATATCAGCAAGCGTGTGTATGAACCTGACGGCATCGCTCCGACCGTGCATTGTCAGCAAGGCGGCAACACCGAACTGAAAATAGCCGAGGACTTCGTGCTTGGTGGCTTGCAAAAGCACCAAACACCGAGAACGGATGGCATTAGTCCAACGCTCACCGAGGCGATGGGCAAAGGCGGCGGTCAAACTCCTATCATTATCGACACGGCCGAGCCGAAAGAACGCTTTTATAAGCAAGCATTCGAAACGCTGAAAGAGAACGAGTGCGAAGTGGGTGATACGATAGACGCGTTCAATAAAAAAGTGAATAAGAGCGGTGTGTGTCCGACTCTTACTACTCGACCGGAAGGGTTCAAGACAGCAATTCTTCCCGTTGTTGGAGCAATGCGTGGAAGAAACCCCGAAGATCCGTCTGACAGAACGGCGGGAGTGCCGACCGAACAGAGACTTGAAATCAACGAAAAAGGTCTTTGTAATGCTTTGACCACGGTTCAAAAGGACAATCTTGTGATTGAAGAAGACAAACAGGACTATGTAAGCCGAAGATATAACGAATTTATCGAAGAAAAAGGGTATGTCCCGGAGATGTTCGTGGCATACAACAAGACCGAGATAAAGGATGTTGCCCCAACGCTTACAGGGCAATGCAGCTCTCCGTCCGGGAGTTCTGCTGTGTTAAAACTCGAAGTCGAAGATGTCAAGGTTCTTGCACCGAACAATTGGGGACACAAAGCAGGCGATGGAACGATTACGCGAGAACGAACCGAAAAAGAGATTATTCCCGCACTACAGGCATCGGCAGGGCAAACACAACAGTCCTATCTGAAAGTCAAGGTGGCAAACAAGAAAGGCTACGAAGAAGCCACCCCCGGCGATTATGTCAACATTACATATCCCGGCAGCAAGACCAAGCGCGGTCGAGTGGGTAAAGGAGTAGCTCATACCTTGACTTGCGGTGACGGAAACGCGGTGATCACCGAGAATGTGAGAATCCGCAAGCTCACACCGAGAGAGTGTCTTCGCCTTATGGGGTGGAAAGACGAACAGATAGACAAAATCGTTGCGGCAAAGATAAGCGGAACGCAGCAATACAGGCAAGCGGGCAACGGAATAGTGGTTCAAGTCTTGGAGTCAATCTTCAAGGCTTTATTTTTAGGCGAAATCGAGTAATGGAGTATATAGCAAGCATTAGTTATGGCAAGGACAGCCTTGCAATGCTCGAAGTCATACACAGATACAGTCTTCCGCTCGATAGAATTGTCCATGTGGAGATAATGGCAACGGATACGATACACGCGGATCTTCCGCCAATGGTTGCTTTCAAAGAAAAAGCAGACAAAATCATCTATGAAAAGTATGGAATCCGAGTTGAGCATATCTCATCGCCAAAGGCCTACGAAGACTACTTTTATTCTGTAAGTAACGGGGAAAAGAGTCTATATGCGGGGAAAATATATGGTTTTCCAATGCAAAAGGGGAATTGGTGTACGGGACGGCTAAAACAGTCCGTGCTTCAAAAGGTGCAGAGAAATGCGATTGTGTATATCGGAATAGCAATAGACGAACCCAAACGATTTCATAACCTGACCGAATCGAAAAGAAGTCCGCTCGTGGAATACGGGTGGACGGAAAAGATGTGTCGAGAGTGGTGTGAGGAGAACGGACTATTAAGTCCGACCTACGAAACATCACTTCGTGGCGGTTGTTGGTTTTGTCATAACCAATCCACGGCACAACTACGATTGCTCCGAAAGCAGTATCCGAAACTGTGGGCGAAATTATTGGAATGGGACTTGGACAGCCCTATTTCATTCAAGGCGAACGGACGCACGGTTCACGACTATGAGCGAAGATTTCAATTAGAAGAACAAGCAAAAGTCCCAATGGATAGAACTTTCCGTTGGGGAAAGATGGAGGACAAATCAATGATTAAACATATCTACACAGCAGAGTCGGTGACTTGCGGTCACCCCGACAAACTTGCAGACCTTATTGCGGACAGCATTCTCGATGCGTGTCTGGAACAAGACGAAGACAGCAGAGTGGCTTGCGAAGTAATGCTTGCCCATAACAAATGCTTTATTGCCGGGGAGATTACGACCAAGGCGAAAGTCGACTACGAATACATTGCAAGGTGTGTTATTGCCGAAGTCGGCTACGATGCAAACGACATCGAATACGAAGTTCGCATTCATAAGCAGAGCGCGGACATTGCGGGTGCGGTCGGCAAGAAAGAACAGGGGGCAGGAGACCAAGGCATCGTCTATGGTTATGCGTCAAGCGAAACCTTAAACTATATGCCACTTCCGGTTGAACTCGCTCATCGATTGACCGATAGACTTACCGAATGTCGCGTTAATGGTGTTATAGCGGGACTTTTGCCCGATGGGAAGAGTCAGGTGTCGGTCGAGTATAACGGCGACAGGTTCTCTCGAATCGTGTCCATCGTTGTGTCGGCACAGCACCGAGAAGACAAATCGCTCGATGAACTGACGGCGGAGATTAAGGAAAAAGTAATTGCTCCCGTTTTTGCGGAGTACGACATTTCCAAGACCGAAATCCTTGTCAATCCGTCAGGTCGATTCGTAATCGGCGGGTTCGTTGCAGATACGGGACTGACAGGGCGAAAACTTATGGTGGATACCTACGGCGGAATCGCTCATAACGGCGGTGGAGCGATGAGCGGTAAGGACGCAAGCAAGGTAGATAGAAGCGGTGCATATCTTGCAAGATACATTGCAAAGAACGTCGTTGCATCGAACCTTGCAGAGAAGTGCGAAGTCGCGCTTTCTTATGCTATCGGTGTTTCTAAACCAACAAGTATTGACATCAATACATTCTACACGGGAACGGTCAGCGAGGTTCTCATCAAGAAAGCAATCGAGAAGGTATTTGACCTTTCGGTGGCGGGAACGATTGAGAAACTCGACCTTAAGAAACCCGTTTATGCACAGACGGCAGTTGGCGGACATTTCGGAAAAGACTTCCTTGCTTGGGAACTCGTAGATAAAGCGGAGGAATTAAACGATGCCGTCAGCAAGGGATAAGTTCATCACGGACAATATGCGACTCGTCTACCATATGTACGGAAAAATCGGTGATGGTCCCATAAAAGAAAACTACAAGGAAGACATCATCTCCGAGGGAATGCTCGGACTATGCAAGGCGGCGGACACCTTTGACGAAAGCAGGGGTGTCCGATTCAGTACTTACGCGGCTATGTGCATACGGAACGCAATGCTGATGTTTATCCGAAAAACGAGCAAACACTATCCGCACGAAGTATCGCTGAACATGGTAATAGGCAGGGACGCCGAAGACAGCGTACTTACTCTTGCCGACGTCATAGAAGACGAAAGCCAGAGCGAAGACGAAATCATCACTCGAATTATGCTAAAAGAGTTCGAAGAAAAACAAACCCCGAAAGACCTAAGAATACTTCGAGAGATACGTCAAGGAAAGAGACAAAGAGAAATAGGTGAAATTGTGGGAATGAGTCAAGCACAGGTTTCGAGGCGAATTCGAAAAATGCGAGAAAAGTTTCGAAATTAACGAAATTTATACTGGACTTTCAATCGCCTTTACGGTATTTTGTTTGACTTGATAGGAGGTGACAACTATGAACAAACCAAGGGTTGAAATCCATAGCCGAGGTCCAGAAGGGAACATTTACTTCATTATCGGAAAAGCAAGGGACGCACTCCGCAAGGCGAGACGAATCAGCGACTACAACGATATGTGGGAGAGGGTGCAAAACTGCGGAAGTTACACGGCGGCGCTTGCCGAAATCCGCAAAACGGTAGACCTTATCGACCTTGACGGGGCGGTTTAATAACAAATAAGACAAGGAGAGAGCAATGTCTCTCTTCTTGTCGTTTATGGAGGTTGAATGGGAGAGAGTAAGATAATTACAAAACCAAACGGCGAACTATTCAACCCTGACCTTGCACAAAGGGCAATCACATTTATTAATATGCTCAAGCACACCAAAGGGGAATGGCACGGCAAGAACTTCGACTTGTTGCCGTGGCAAACTCAAATCATATCGGATGTATTCGGGACCGTAAAGCCAAACGGATACCGACAATACAACACAGCCTATGTCGAAATACCGAAGAAACAGGGCAAGTCCGAACTCGCCGCCGCTGTCGCACTTTATCTCCTTGCGGGTGACGGCGAGTGGGGTGCTGAAGTATATGGATGTGCAGCCGACAGACAACAGGCGTCGATTGTTTTCGATGTCGCTTGTCAGATGGTAGAGCAATGCCCGGCACTAAAAAAGAGAATCAAGCCGATAATTTCGCAAAAGCGGCTCGTGTATTTGCCACTTAACTCGTTCTATCAGGTGCTTTCGGCAGAGTCCTATACCAAGCACGGACTCAATGTTCACGGAGTCATATTCGATGAGTTACACGCACAGCCGAACCGAGCATTATACGACGTAATGCTACACGGTTCCGGTGACGCACGAAAGCAACCGCTTTTCTTCTTGATAACGACAGCCGGGACGGATCGCAACTCGATATGTTGGGAAGTCCATTCCAAAGCCAAAGACATCATAGAAGGACGAAAGCACGACAAATCGTTCTATCCTGTCATATACGGAGCGGAAGACGATGACGATTGGGGAGATGAAAAGGTGTGGTATAAAGCCAACCCGTCTCTTGGTGTCACGGTCGATATAGATAAACTGAAAACGGCATTTAACTCGGCAAAAGAGAACCCTGCGGAAGAGAACTTGTTCAGGCAACTGCGACTCAATCAATGGGTAAAACAGAACGTGCGGTGGATGCCGATGGACGCTTGGGATAAATGTGATTTTGCGGTAAATGCGGAGAAACTTCTCGGCAGAGAGTGCTACGGCGGACTTGACCTTTCGTCAAGCACCGACATAACGGCATTCGTGTTGGTATTCCCACCGACAGCCGATGACGATAAATACAGCATTCTTCCGTTCTTTTGGATACCAGAAGACACGATAGATATGCGAGTAAGGCGCGACCACGTTCCATACGATACTTGGCTCGGTCGTGGACAGGTAATCGCCACGGAAGGCAACGTCATTCACTACGGATACATTGAGAACTTCATCGAAGACCTCGGCACGAAATACCACATCAAAGAGATTGCGTTCGATAGGTGGGGAGCAGTGCAGATGGTACAAAATTTGGAAGGAATGGGGTTCACGGTCGTGCCGTTCGGTCAGGGTTTTAAGGATATGAGTCCGCCGACAAAGGAACTGATGAAACTTGTGTTGGAGCAGAAGATAGCGCACGGCGGGAATGTCCCGCTCCGATGGATGATGGATAACGTGTATGTCCGAACCGACCCGGCAGGAAACATCAAGATGGACAAAGAAAAGTCTACCGAACGAATAGACGGCGCGGTTGCGACCGTTATGGCACTTGACCGAGCAATCCGAAACGAAGGCTCGATCGATAGCGTATATAACGAACGCGGAATTATCGTGATATAAGAATTGGCACTATGCGAGACTGCAAAAAGTGCAAAAATGACACCTTCGGAGTCAGAAAAAAGTGCCATTTTCTCATTCAAATAGAAGAAAGTGAGAAAATATTTCTCATTGAAGTGCCGAAAAAAGAGAAAAACAAAGCAAATTATATCGCAAATCGAGTCGATGGCGGAATAAACTATTGACAATTAGGCTATCATTTGATATAATATAGAAAACAACAAGTGATAGGTGGTTGCTATGGATAAACTTATAAAAGCCATAAGACAAAGCGCAGGAATGAACCAAGAGCAGTTTGCAAAGGCTCTCGGAACGACGGCATTGTCTATCAATCGGTGGGAGAATGGGAAAACGCAGCCGAATAAGATGGCGCAAACGCAATTATTCGAGTTTTGTAAGAAGAACAATATCGACCTATTCGACTACATTGCAAAGCAGGTAAAGCGTGATGCGGACGATAACGGGTTAATTGTTTATCACGGCTCAAAGAAAGGCATCACTGGCAAGATCAAACCGATAAGCCGTGAGTCGTGCGACTTCGGAAAAGGGTTCTATCTCGGTACTGACCCTGCACAGCCTTTAACCTTAATATGCGATGAAGACAAACCGATCCTTTACACGATGAAACTCGACCTAACAGGACTAAAAGTCTTGAAAGTCGAAATGAACCTCGAATGGGCAATGCTGATTGCTTATTATCGCGGGTATATGGACGAAGTAAAAGGGAGTGAGATCTACAAGAAGTACGAAAGGTTGGCTGACGGATACGATGTGATACTCGGCTATATCGCCAACGATCGTATGTATCGAGTGATGAAGAGTTTTTTCGAAAAGGAAATAACCGATGTGGCACTAATTCATAGCCTTTCGGCATTAGACCTTGGTCGTCAGTATGTTTGTAAAACAGCAAAAGCGTGCGACCAACTCGAAATCGTAGACAAGAAAGAATTGACATCCCTTGAATTGGCAATACTCCGAGATAAGAGTATTGTCAGAAGACAAGAGGGAATAGACCTTACGGAAGAGATACTGCTGAAATATCGTAGAGAAGGAAAATTCTTCGACGAAATCTTGAGAGGTGAGTGATATGAGCGACAGTTTACAATCGGCACTTTCGGATATGCAAGGGCAATTGTTCGAGATGTCTATCGAAAAAGGTTTGGATAGTGAAACCTTTATAAAGGCTTTTATGCTGTCAGACATAGCGAGCGACCTTGACTCGGAATTCAACCATATGCAATGGGCAGGCAAAGAGTACATTATGGAGCGTATTCTTGACGAGCTCAAAGACAAGTTGAAAACGGGCGGAGAGATATACGACCGAGAAACGATGTATTGGACGGGGTATGTTTATCGCAGATGGCATTATTATACGGGTGAAAGCAGTAAAGAGATTTACAAGCAAGCGCCCGCAAAAACGATGCGGATAACCTATTTCCCATATCACACAATGAGTGTGGAGATGGCGATAGACAGATTGAAAGAATCGTACCAAGAAAAACACAAAAAATAGTGGCATAAAATCTTGACAATCAGGGTTTGATTGGATATAATAGTCCGATTTGGTGCGATAGATACCGAATGGGCGGCTTGGGATAATAAATTTGGGAGGTAGATAGTATGCACGATTTTTGCTATGTATCTAAAAAAGAAGTGGCCCCGGTAAAAGCGGAGTTGTTAGACATTATCCACGAAGTACAGGATGCTGTAAGAGACGATTTCACTTTTCAATTCACCTTTATAGGTAGTTCGAGTAGGAACATGATTACCTATGATAGGAAGTCAAACATCGGTTTCGATTTCGATGTCAACATTGAAGTCAACGATGATGACGAAAACTATGAACCAAAGGAAATCCGAACAATCATCCGAAAGGCTTTGGATAAGGTAGCAAGGCAGTATGGCTATGATTATTGTGAAGACTCCACTCGCGTACTCACGATAAAAAAGAAAGATAGGCCGAACTCAAGGATCATTCATAGTTGCGATTTTGCAATCGTCAATAATTGCGGTGGTGGAAGACAGCAGTATATTCGATACAACAAGGATCATCAAACTTATACTTGGGAATACCAAGGCGGCGGCTTTGAAACGTTGCCAGACAAGATAGATTGGTTGAATGAAAACGGATACTGGGGAGAGCTACGGGACTATTACATAGAAAAGAAAAACACCAATAGCAACCCGCAAAAGCACTCTCGGTCGATATATGCCGAAGCAATAACCGAAATGTGCCAGAAACAAGGCTATTTCGAAGAGTAAACAACAGAATAGAAAACAAAAACCGTACTCAAACCGAGTGCGGTTTTTTCATACCCAAAACAGGAGGAATGAATGGAAATAGAGAGAAGAAAGGTGGACGAACTCAAAGCCGCCGAGTACAATCCGCGCAAGGACTTGCGACCGGGCGATGCCGAGTACGAGAAGCTCAAACGAAGTATTCAAGAGTTCGGATATGTCGAACCCGTTATATGGAACAAGCGAACGGGAACGGTTGTCGGCGGTCACCAAAGACTAAAGGTAATGAAAGACCTTGGCTATGAAGAGGTTGACTGCGTGGTGGTTGACCTTGACGAAAAGAAGGAAAAAGCACTCAACATCGCATTGAACAAAATCAGCGGCGAGTGGGATAACGACCTATTGGCAAACCTTTTGAAAGACCTTGACGGGAGCGGTTATGATATCACGCTCACGGGTTTTGACCTTGCCGAAGCACAGGAACTGTTTGGTAGCGGCAGTATGGAGAATGTCCACGAAGACGATTTCGATGCCGAAACAGCCATAGAAGAGATTGCCGAACCGAAGACCAAACGCGGTGACCTATGGATACTTGGACAGCACCGACTGCTTTGCGGCGATTGCACACAAAAGGAAGATGTGGCAAAGGTCTTGGAAGACAAATATGCCGATGTTATGGTAACCGACCCGCCTTACAACGTGGACTACGGCGGAACGATAAACGGAAAAGACAGAAACATCGCAAACGACAATCTCTCCGAAGACGAGTTCTACCAGTTCCTTTTGAGTTTTTACAAGGCAGCGGAAGCAAACCTAAAAAAGGGCGCACCCGTTTATGTGTTCCATAGCACGAAAGAATCTGTAAACTTCATCAAGGCAATGGTGAATGCGGGGTTCAAATACGCGCAAACGCTTGTGTGGTACAAGAACCATTTTACACTTGGCAGACAGGACTATCAGTGGATACACGAGCCTATCCTATACGGATGGAAAGAAGGTGCGGGACATTACTTCATCAACGACAGAACGCTCTCAACGGTCTATGAAGATGTGAGATTGAACGCAAGGAAGATGAGCAAAGCCGACCTTGTGGACTTCATCGATAAACTGTTCGAGCAACCGACTTCGGTCATTCTCGACAATAAGCCGTCCAAGTCCGCCGATCATCCGACAATGAAGCCGATAACCCTTTGTGCTAAGCTCATCTACAACAGCAGCTACGAAGGGGACACTGTGCTTGAACCATTCGGCGGTAGCGGTTCGACCTTGGTGGCGGCGGAGCAACTGAATCGCAAATGCTGTGCCATAGAACTCGAACCGAAGTATTGCGATGTCATTGTCAGACGATACAAGGAACTCTGCCCGGCGGTGCAGGTAAAACATATCCGTGATGGTGTCGAAATCTACGATTAAATGATAATTCTTTTGTTTTGGGGCATTTTCGTCTGGACTTTCCTCGGCGAACGCGCTATTGTTTGTGATACCAAATAAAAGGTGGAACAATCAATGAGTTTAATCGAGAAAATCTATGACGGACAGAACATCGGGCGAGATGCCTACAAAGCCTTGTCCTCGTCCAAAAGAGAAGAAAGGCTGTATGTCAAACTGAAAGAAAGCCTATCCGAAGAGCAGATGGCACTCCTTAACGAGTTTATGGAAGAAGTCATCGAACGAATGGGAAACGAACAGCAAAGGGCATATAGACTCGGCTTCCAAACGGGTATGAAGATAACCATTGAAGTGTACGACAAAAAACGGAGGAAGACTAATGGCAAGCATATTGGGATTTACCTTGAAAGGTATAAGAACCTTTCGAGGAAGGGACTGGGACGGAGTCCAAGGCAGCATCTACTACAAAGGCAAGAAAGTCGGATGGTATAACGACAGCGGTGACGGCGGGGCGGCGGACATCGACTTCGAGGGAACAATCGAAGAAAGAAGAAAAATGGACGAACTACTCAAAGCCGCTGCGGTTGAATATTACAAGAGATACCCGATGACGGGCATCTATGCAGATCTTCCGATAGATTCCGAACTCTTTATGTCGGCACTTGTGGGAATCATCGATGACGAAAAGGAATACAAAAAGGCGGTGAAAGGTGGATATACGAAACTCATTGTGTACACCGATCCTAAAACGCGGTTTCAGATGCTTGCCAAGTTCCCAACAACGGAGAGTATGGAAAAGTACATTGCGGAAAAGGGCATAACGGTAGAGAGAAAGTACGAGAAAATCGAAGATTTTACCATCGAATAGAGGGCAAAAACAAAGCCCTTTTTTCTTTGTTAATTCTTTGTGTTTTAGCGCGTTTTCGCTGGGCTCTTTCGGTTGTTTACGGTATATTGTAAGTACAAAAACAAAGCAAGGGCAACAGCCGAAAGGAGCATAAAAATGGAAACGAAAAAGGAAATCCGCAACTACTGCAAGAACAAGCTCAACGCACTGGTGAGAGACCATAACCACTACAACAAAGTGAAATACACGGACGCGGTCAAAGACTACAGAACTGCAATCGAAGTCCTTATCGACTACGCGAAAAGAAACGGCATCAAACTCGGATACACGATGGACGAAAACGGATACATCACGGTGGCATAAGGAGGGAAGAACAATGGCAAAACAAAAGGACATCTTCAGAACACTCAAATACTACAGCCACGGCTTCCACACCCACGCGACCGAAGAAGAGAACAAGGCATACGATGCCAAGGTCGAAGAACTCAAAGCAACGATACTCGCCGATGTAGAACACGCTCCCGAAATCATAGCAGACGAGTTCGCCAAGCATCAGGCAAAGATGTATCGCGCCCAGATGCAAGGACAATACGCCGAGCTGATATGCAATGCCGAATGGAAAGCAATCGACAACACGCTAATGGCACTTATCGATAGCAAACCGCTAAAAAAGGACTAAAAACGACCGAAAAGGACAAAAATCCGACCATCCGACAGGGCGGGTTAGTCCTTGTTTTTGTTTGTTAATTCTTTGTGTTTTCACGCGTTTTCGCTGGGCTCTTTCGATTGTTTACGGTATATTGTAGGTACAAAAACAAAGGAGCAAAACAATGAAAAAACAACTCATCGAAATCGCAAAAAAGAACTCATACAGCATCGAAGAAAGAGGTGACCTCGAAACCCGAAACAGCGACAGCGAAGACTTCATCGAAATGAGTGTGTGGAGCATAAAGGCAATGCTCGAAGAAGCCTACGAACTCGGCAGGAAAGCTGCCAAAACGAATAAATAAGGGGTGACAGAGATGAAAGCAATAATCGTGAGAAAGGTAGCAAACATCAATGACTGGCACGATGCGGTAGCCGAATATAAGTACATGCACGGCAAGGAAATGCCGAAAGCGGAAGTCAAGGTGGAGAAAACAATCCACCTGACCGCAGCCGAGTTCGATAAGGTAGCGAACGACCTATTCGAAGACTGCAAATGGGTGCAGGAAAACAAGGATCTAATGAGGATAGACGAAGACGGGGTGTGGCACATGATAGCACTCCAATGCAAGGATAGAAACTACAAAATCCTAATCAACAGCGAGGGGTTCTCCTATCCGAGATACACCGCAATCGTATAACATAGAAAATAACCAAGCAAGGACACCGCCAAAACAAAGGCGTGTTCGGCATTTATGGAGGTAAAATGGGAATATTCGGACGGAGCAGAGACGCTCCCAGAAAAGAGAAACGAACCGCACCGTCAAAGGAAATGCAAGAGTTCATCAAGGGTGTAGATGTCGACTTTATCGGCAACAGCAACAGCGGCATCAATGTGGACGAAATACGGGCGATGCAAACTTCCGCCGTTTATGCTTGCGTGAAGATCTTGGCGGAAACAATAGCGAGTTTACCGCTGCACCTATACAAAAAGGGGAAGAACGGCAAAAACGAAATGGCGGAGCAACATCCGCTTTTTTCTTGCCTTTATGAGTTCCCGAACGAAGAGATGACGAGTTTCGAGTTCAGAGAAACGATGATGACTTCGCTCCTTTTGTGGGGAAACGCATACGCAAGAATCATCCGAAAACAAGGTCATACGACCGAACTGTGGTACTTAAAGCCGAACCAAATGGTAGTGGAGCGTGACAGCACCACGGGCAAGATTAAGTACACCTATTCGGACGAAATAACCAACAAAACCTATGTCTACCGACCAGACCAAATCTTCCACATCAAAGCGATGTCCATAGACGGAGTGAAAGGCTTGAGCCCCATAGCGCAAGCAAGAGAGGCGGTCGGACTCGCCTTGGCAACGGAAGAGTATGGGGCGAAGTTCTTCGGCAACGGAGCAAGACCGGGCGGTGTGTTGGAACACCCCGGCACGCTCAAAGATCCCGAAAAACTCCGACAGTCTTGGAATCAGGTGTATCAAGGAACAAGGAACAGCCATAAGGTGGCGGTTCTTGAAGAAGGAATGAAATACCACACCATAGGCATTGCACCAGAAGACGCACAGTTCTTGGAGACGAGAAAGTACCAAGTGAATGAGATATGCCGTATCTTCCGTGTTCCGCCGCACCTTGTCGGAGACCTTGAAAGGGCAACCTTTTCCAACATAGAACACCAATCCATAGAGTTTGTTCAGCACACCATACGGCCGTGGCTTGTAAGGTGGGAGCAAGAGATAAGCCGTTCACTCCTTGACGAGAAAGAACGGCTTTTGTATTTCGCCAAGTTTAATGTGGACGGACTATTGCGTGGCGACTACAAATCCCGAATGGAAGGCTATTCCATAGGACGGCAAAACGGGTGGTTGTCTATCAACGATATAAGGCGGCTTGAAGATATGAGTCTTGTCCCGGCGGAACAGGGCGGTGACGATTATCTCGTCAATGGTTCGATGATGTCGGCACAGGTCGGACAGCAGAACAAACAAAACAATCCAGACGAAGGAGGTAGCAATGGAGAAGAAAACGAACAAAAAGGAACTCCGAATGCTCCCGCTAAAGGAAATAAGAATAAACGAAAGTGACGGCGGAACGTGTATCGAAGGACACGCCGCCGTTTTCGATTCGTGGTCTGAAACCTTGGGTGGCATTTTCCCGTTCAAAGAGAAAGTGCGAAAGGGCGCGTTTGCGGAGAGCATCGGCAAAGACGATATCCGCGCTTTGTTCAATCACGATCCAAACTATGTACTCGGCAGAAACAGAGCGGGAACGCTTGAACTCGTAGAAGACGATGTAGGACTCCGTGTCCGCATTACTCCGCCGGATACGAGTTGGGCAAGGGACATCACCACGAGCATCCGCCGCGGGGACATTTCGCAGATGTCAATCGGGTTTGTAGTGGAAGACGATGAATGGTCATCCAAAGACGGAATCGATACGAGAGAACTCAAAAAGGTTCGCTTGTTTGACGTCTCGCCCGTAACGTTCCCGGCATACACGGCAACCGATGTCGGTGTTCGTGCAATGCAAGAATATGACGTGTATAAGACCGAGCAACGTAAAGTAGCGGAAGAAACGGAAAACGCAGTTAAAAAGGCGAAACAGCAGGAAAAACTCAAGAAACTGCAAGCAAAATTCAAAATCATTTAATCGGAGGAAAACAGATGAATATGAAGAAAATTCTCGAAATGAAAGCAAAGAGAGAGGACGCAAGACTCAAGGCGATGGAGGTACTTAATAAGGCGGAAGCCGAAGACCGTTTCCTCTCCGAAGAAGAGCAGAAGGACATCGACAAGTATGAAGAGGAAATCCGTGCGTGGGATGAAAGCATCGGCAGAGCGGAAAAACTTCTCGCTATCGAACCCGAAGACCGTTCGACCGAGAAACCCGAAGTAAAACCTACTCCCGCCAAGGACAACGAAAAGAGATTTTCGTCTTTCGGCGAACAGCTCATGGCGGCATATAGAGCGGCAATGCCGGGCGGTAAGGTGGACGAGAGACTTTCCACGAGAGCGGCAAGCGGTCTTAACGAAACCACTCCCTCGGACGGCGGTTTCCTTGTTCAGCAGGATTTCGTGACCGAACTCTTGAAGAGAACCTATGAAACGGGTATTCTCGCAAGTAAGGTCAAAAAGATTCCTATCAGCACCAACGCAAACGGAATGAAAATCAATGCCATTGACGAAGACAGTCGTGCGAACGGCTCTCGTTGGGGCGGTGTTCAGACCTACTGGGAAGGCGAAGCGGACGAGATCACCGCAAGCAAACCCAAGTTCAGACAGATGGAACTGTCGCTTAAAAAACTCACGGGACTTTGCTATGCGACCGATGAACTCTTGCAGGACGCGGCGGCACTCGAAGCCGTTATTCGTCAGGCATTCGCAGAAGAGTTCGGGTTCAAAATTGACGATGCCATCCTTTCGGGCAGCGGCGAGGGCGAACCGCTCGGTATTCTCAACAGCGGTGCAATCGTGACCGTGGCGAAAGAAGCAAGCCAGACGGATACTATCACCGTGGAGAACCTCATCAAGATGTGGAACAGACTGTGGTCTCGTTCCAGAGCGAATGCGGTGTGGTATATCAACCAAGAACTTGAACCTTACCTTTACACGCTCAAAATCGGAGATAAACCCGTGTATATTCCGGCAGGCGGTCTTTCGGAGAAACCCTACGGCACGCTCTTCGGCAGACCTGTCGTACCTATCGAACAGTGTAGCGCCGCAGGCGAAGTCGGAGACATTATCCTTGCGGATATCGGTCAGTACCTTCTCATCGATAAGGGCGGCATTAAGTCGGCAAGTTCCATTCACGTCAGATTCCTTTACGATGAGAACGTGTTCCGTTTCATCTACAGGGTTGACGGCAAACCTATCTGGACGAAACCGCTCACTCCTTACAAGGGTAGCGCGACCGTTTCGCCGTTCGTCACTCTTGCAAAGAGGGGCGCGTAAACCAAAAACAATAGGGAGGTATGAGTATGATTACTCTTCAAGAAGCCAAAGAGTTTTTAAGAGTTGACGGCGATGACGAGGAAAATCTCATAGCCTCGCTTATAGTGGCGGCGCGGGAACTGACGGAAGACGTGCTTCGAAGACCGCTTGCGGAAATCGAGCCTCTTCCCGAAACCGTGCGGCAGGCAATGCTTATAGTCGTAGCCACGCTTTACGAAGAAAGGCAAATTTCAAAGGATAAGACGGGCATCGATATCTCCGAAACCCTTGACCTTGTCAGGCGAATGCTGTTCGCCTACAGGAAAGAGAGGTTCTGATGGATATAGGAAGACTAAACCGAAAGGTGGAAATTCTGACCTTCGTGTGGGAGCGAGATGATTTCGGTGGACAAGAAGGAACATGGGTGACAACGGACGTAAGGTGGGCGAGTATCGAGCCTGTGAGTGGTACGGAGTATTACACGGCTCAACAAGTTTCAGCGGAAACGGTGGTGAAGATAACGCTCCGATACACGACTAACGTGACCGTTCTAAATCGCGTTAGGTACGGGAACTCGTTATATGAAATAATCGGAGTTTCGGACGATAAAACGGGGCATAAAGCCACAATACTCAATTGCAAGGAGATCGTGAACGATGGGTTACAGCGCAAAGCAACGGAAGGTTAAAACGAAAGTGGAAGGCGCAGACAAACTCGTGAAAGATATCCGAGCAATGGAAGATGCGGCGTCATCGGTGCTTATGACGGGAGCAAAGGCAGGCGGTAAAATTGCGCTTGACGATGCGAGGCGGAATTGCCCCGTGGATACGGGAACGCTGAAAGCGAGTCTGAAACTCAACGAAGGCAAAGCCACGGAAACGAAAGCGACCGTGTCGGTAGACTATGACAAATCGCTCCGATACGGCACGTTCGTAGAACTCGGTGCAAGGGGAAGACCTGCCAATCCGTTTCTACGAAATGCCGTTGACGGGAACATCGACAAGATAAACGATGAGATCGTGAAAGCAATCTCGAATGCGGTGGGGAGAAAACTATGACGGACGTCTGCCAAGCAATATATGCGTATTTAAGCAAAAACGAACAGATACGAGAACGTGTGGGGAATAAGATATTCCCCATAATGCTCCCCGAAGACGCTCCACTCCCGGCAATCGTTTATTCGCCTGTGCTTGCCAACTACGATTCGGCTCTGCAAGGCGATACGGGGTTTGTCAGGCAGACGATGCAGTTCGTGTGCCATGACAGGACGTTCAAGAAAGCAAGAGAATTGTCGAGAATGGTAAAGCGTGCCTTTCAAGACTTTCACGGAAATATGTGCGGCTTGGAAATCCAAGCCGTTTTCATTAAAACGGACTACGAGTACAACGGGAACACCGCATTGAAGTTCAATACGGAAGAGTACCTGTCGAGCATCGAGTTCGAGTTTTATTACAACGAAAAATAGGAGGACGAAAATGGCGGTAGCAGGTAAAAACGGAAAAGTGATTATCGGCGAAAGCGGAAACCAAAAGGTAGCCGCAATCAAGAACTGGTCGCTTGAACTGTCACTTGAAACTTTGGAAACGACCGCTCTCGGCGATGACTGGAAAAACTACATCACGGGACTGAAAGAGTGGACTGCGAGTTCGGAAGGCGATTACGAAGTTCCGACCGACACGCAAGGACAGGCAGCACTGCAAGATGCATATCTCGCAGGCACGACCGTAACCGTAAAACTGTATGTGGACGGAACGAACTACTATCAGGGAACGGCATACATCAGCAGCTTGTCAATCGAAGACCCGGTGGACGATGTGGTCAGCATCAGCCTTGAACTCACGGGTACGGGCGAATTGAGTTTTCATAAAGACCTGCAAATAAAAGTCAAGAGAAATGAAGAAGGAAATTGAAAAAATTTTCC